GAACAGATCCAGTACTTCATCGATTGTAATTGCAGTGGCACTTGCAGCGGTTACACCGATTTGTGCACCACCTGTAGTCGCAAGGATACCGGTAGGCTTACCGGAGCCGTCGCCTGTGAAGAATGCGTCCTCTTCCTTATTACCAATACGTCTTGCGAACTCTTTGGCAATGTAGGATTCAAGATTAAAGACGTTGTCATTAAGCAGCTCCTCCGAAACCTTAATCATTGTTCCGAGTTTGTAAGCGCCAATGGAAACCTGACCAAAGCTGTCATCACTTTCAGGGATTGCACCTTCTTCATCAATCCAGGATGCGGTTCCTTTAGAAGCAACAACTGGAATCTTACGGTCGCCAGAAGCAGTTTTGATGACGTTGGCCAGCCTTCTGAATATATTTTCTTCATTCAAAGCTTCAATCAGGGTACGCTCAAACTCATCTGGAACAAGATACCCACCCTCAGTGTCAGTTCCAATCTGCAGTGCGTTCCTGATAACCGGATCAAGTCCTTCACCGGAGCGGGAACGCATAGCATTCCAGAATGCTTTCTGGTATTCTGCTGAAGCACGGCCACCTTTTGATTCCATACCTTGGAAGATGGGCTTGCCTGTGAGAGGAGTATTAAGGGGCTTTGATAGTTCACGATCAAGGGCTTCCTGCTTTTCCAGACGATCGATTTCCTTGCCAAGAGACACAACATCAGCTTCCATTTTTTCATAAGTTACAGTATCCTCCGCAGACACCATTCCGTCAGTACCTCTCTTGGTATCAAGGAACGCCTTTGCAGTTTCCCAGGCCTTCGCTCTTTTTTCACGCAGTTCAAGAATTTTATTCATAGTGTTTTCCTCCTAAAATTTAGTGTTGAATTAAAGAAAGCCGCTTGTCCAGCGACTCAACAGGGGTACCAGTATTTTCTTTTGGTAGTTTGGGTTTTACTTTATTCAGCAATGAATTGGTAACAGCTCTGCGGCTGAATGCATAGGTGAAATCATCACTCTGTTCTCGTTTCTTTTCGTCTTCTATAATGCCATCAGCAAAGCCAAGTTCAATGGCCTTATTAGCGTTTAGCCAGGTTTCTGCATCCATCAGATGGGCGAGCTTGGCTCTTGACTGACCTGTCTTGATCTCATACGCATTGATGATGCTTTCCTTAACTTCTGAAAGCATGGCAATGGCTTTCTTCATTTCTTCGCTGTCCCCAATGGCCACTGTCAGGGGATTGTGCACCATCATAAGTGCAGTTGGCGCCATCAGTACCGTTGTTCCCGCCATGGCGATGACAGAGGCAGCAGAAGCAGCAATTCCATCAATTTTAACGGTAACTGTGCCTTTGTAATCCATCAGCATGGTGTAAATCTGACTAGCTGCAATGCAATCACCACCTGGAGAGTTGAGCCAGATAACAATGTCACCATCAACGGCAGTAAGTTCTGATTTAAATGCTTTAGGTGTGACATCATCATCAAACCATGACTCTTCTGCGATCACGCCATCAAGGTATAGTGTTCGGACGTCTGTGTTTTCATCTCGCGCCCAGTTCCAAAACTTCTTCATTCGATTTCCTCCGTTTCTTTGATATTTGCGAATGCTCCTGCGTCCTGTAATTTGGTCATCGCACCGTTAATAAGGTAGAGATCACCTCCAAGTTCCGGTGAAATTCTATCCAGATTTTCTAGTTCTCGGATATCATTAGCGTTCATCCACCCATTCTGACGGGCGGTGGCATAACCACTCATACGGCTGACATAATCACCACGCAAGAGGCCATCCACATTGAATTTAATAAACACATTTGGCTTCTCACTTTCCATGAGAAGAGCGCGGCACATGGACTGTTCCCAGCGGACCACCCAGGGATCGAGAGTGTATTTCACAAATTCAAGTGACTGCTGTTCGATGTTGCTGAAGGATGACTTTTCAAGATCAGCAAGCATATGAGGCGGGACTCTGAAAATACGGGCAATCTCATTGATCTGAAACTTTCTGGTTTCCAGGAACTGAGCCTGTTCAGGTGCAATACCGATAGGTTGATACTTCATGCCTTCTTCAAGTACAGCTACCCTGTGGGCATTGCCACTTCCTTGATAGGCAGCATTCCAGGATTCTTTAATCTTCATTGGGTCCTTGATGGTCCCTGGATGTTCCAGCACACCGCCAGGAGTTGCCCCATTAGCAAAGAACTTGGCTCCATATTCCTCCGTTGCTATTGCAAGGCCTACAGCGTTTTTTGCCATCGCAATGGGAGAATAGCCTACCAGTCCGTCAAAGCCCAAACCCGGGATATGCAGGACGTCAGAAGGCGAAAGATAAACCTGATTCTCTCTCCCAAGAGATGGAGTGTCTTCACTCCCACGCTGATATAAATAGAAAAGCCGACCACTTGAATCGCGATCGACAGTCATTTTGTTTGGCATCAGTGGGTAGAGGGAGATAACTTCACCTCGTGCATTTCGGATAATCTGAGCATAGGCATTTCCCCATAATAAAAGATGACTCATAAGCGTTTCTCTAAACGCAAAAGAAGTCATCTCAGGGTTTGGTTCATCATGAAGTAGTTTATACAGTGGGTGTTTCAGATTTTTCTCCTTGCCCCCTGAGTCATTGTATTTGTATACATGTAACGGAAGACCGGCTAATGTCTCGGATAAGATTCTCACACAGCTATAAACCGCTGTCATTTGCATGGCGGTTTGTTCATTAACAGGTTTCCCTGCGCTGGTGTTTCCGAAAAAGAAACTATATCGACTGCCTCCAAGGGCATCTATAGGCTTATCTCTTGCCTTGAATAATCCTTGCAGTATTCCCATGGACATCACTCTCCTTAAAAATGGGCATGAAAAAAGCACCTCATTTGAGATGCTAAGGTATCTAGATGTGTAATCTGAGTTATAGGATCAGTCCCATAAGCCATATTAAATTATCAACACCTTTGGAGTATATATTTACTATGTCTTCGATGTTTCTTGCTAAGAAGAGTTTTCCACTAATAGATCCAAATTTATCCCAATAGAGACCGCTATTGGCCTGAATGAGAAGCTCGTTTTGTTTCTCATAATCAGATTCATTTAATGCTGATCTCAGTTTAATAAGTGATTTAGAATAGTGCTCTTCTATTATTTTTGTGAAATCATATTTACCAATATTCTCATTAAAACTTAATATATGTGCAAAAGCTTCATCAAACACAATGTATTTTAGATTTACAAAGTAGTCGGTTGAGTTAGGGACTGGATATTTTTGGTGCAAACACAAATGCGATATTTCATGAGTGAGTAACTGATTGATCATAGCGTCTATATTGTATCCCAATTTAACGTAATTATTTAAACGAATCAAATCGAAGATAACGTATTGCTTACCGTCATATTCTTTAACCATGGCATCATAGGGATCTGGACAGCCAACTACTAATAAGACGTTCATATCATTAATTATTTGTGGCCACTCTGGATATATGGCTGTGAATATATTTTCATTCAGAGGTTTAAAATCAGACAAGTTATTTTGAATAAGATTTAAGATTTTTTTGACCTCTTTTCGCTGTGATATATTCGGAAGCTCAAATAAATGTTCTCCTTTTTCGATGTTATTAAACAACCAATGATTTTCAATTTCACCAAATCCATCATCATTCAAGAACTTATTAACTAGAGTAACATCAATATTCATATACCCTCCCATAAAATATAGACATTAAGATTTAAGATAAATACTATTACTCTATTTTAATCTAAAACAATTAAAAAAGTCTTATTATTTGTCTGATTCATTAAAATACGAGTAATCCTCTGTCATCATAAACAGAATTTCCAGATTCACCACCACAGCGAATCGCTCGATCAAGAGCCATGATTGTGGCCACAACACCATCAATTTTCTCTGTGGATTTCTCTTTGTCTGCTTTGATGTTTCCAGCAGGGTCAGTTCTAATGAAGATATTGTCCATCATCCAGCGGAGAACTGGATGACCTCCATGAGCAATCTTTTCTTCCAATGTCAGCTTCATCAATTCCTTAGTCGGCGGAGACATATCTTTGAATCCCTGCCCAAAAGGAACAACGGTGAAACCTAAATTCTCTAAGTTCTGTGTCATTTGCACAGCCCCCCAGCGGTCAAAGGCAATCTCACGGATATTATATTTCATTCCAAGTCCCTCAATGAAAGTCTCAATGAATCCGTAGTGAACAACATTGCCTTCGGTAGTTAGAAGGAAGCCTTGTTTTTCCCACACATCATAATTCACGTGATCCCGTCTAACCCTCAGGTCTATACTATCTTCCGGTATCCAGAAGTATGGTAGAACTACATATTTGTCATCTTCATCCTGTGGAGGAAACACAAGTACAAAGGCAGTTATGTCAGTGGAAGATGAAAGGTCCAGCCCGCCATAACAGACTCGTCCTTTTAAAGCTTCTGGATCAACCGGAAAAGCACATGAGTCCCATTTATCCATGGGCATCCATCGAATTGCCTGCTTCACCCACTGATTTAATCGAAGCTGCCTGAAGCTGTTTTCTTCAGCGGGATTTTGTCTTGCGGACTCAAAAGCCGTTTTTACTTTGTCCATGCTCACCGTAATTCCTAGAGACGGATTTGCTTTTTCCCACACCTTTGGGTCAGACCAGTCATCTTCCATACTTGCACCATAAATCACAGGATAGAAGGTAGAGTCGTTTTTTCTTCCGGCCATGATATCCAGTGCCTTTTGATGTACTTCCCAGCAGATGCTGTTTTGATTGTCTCCAGCTGTTGTGATTAAGAAATAAAGCGGCTGCATCCTCGCGTCACCACTGCCTTTTGTCATTACATCAAAGAGCTTTCGATTTGGCTGCGTATGCAGCTCGTCGAACACAACCCCGTGGGTATTAAAACCATGCTTGTTTCCAACATCAGCAGATAAGACCTGATAGATGCTTCCTGTTGGATGGAATATGAGTCTTTTCTGCGAATCAAGTATTTTTACCCGCTTGGATAAAGCAGGACACATTCGCACCATATCTGCCGCCACATTGAAAACGATGGAGGCCTGATTTCGATCTGCAGCGCAGCCATAAACCTCTGCGCGTTCTTCGTTATCACCACAAGTAAGCAACAGGGCAACAGCCGCCGCAAGCTCACTTTTCCCCATCTTCTTTGGTATTTCAACATACGCTGTATTAAACTGCCGATACCCATCTGGTTTCAATGTACCAAAGATATCTCGGATGATCTGCTCCTGCCAGTCAATGAGTTCAAAGGGCTTTCCTGCCCAGGTTCCTTTAGTGTGAGAGAGACATTCGATAAAGCCAACCGCATAGTCCGCCATCTCCTTGTTGTAATGGGAATCCTTCGCCATGTAAAAGGTTTGTTTATACTTCTTTAGTTTTCGGATATGCGGACACCTCCTTTAAAATAATATAATAATTACTCTGTTTGCAAGTAGTGTTGAAGTTTAGGTTATTGTAAAAGGGATCAAATTGAATCCCTTTCATTTTCAATATTTTAATACACGAAATTATCTAGCATGTAACTATGTGAATATAGTTTCTAAATCACTACTATATGAATTATTAATATCATGAGGTTTTACCACTCTTGTCTTACAGTTACACCCTATCATGTCTAAATAGCTCTAAAGCACATCTATTAATATCACTTACCCTATCGGTCCAAGCCTTTTCATTATCCATATACTCGCAATTAAAGATTTCTTTGGACATTTCAGCGACAATTTTATGAGCAGCAATTGAATGTCCATTATCAGGATTAGTATTATCTGCTTCACCTAATATTCCAAGCATCTTCTTATCATCTGGCCAATAAATTAACTCCACCAATTTTGCACGGTATTCTAAATCAACATTGGATATTCCAGGGAATTTATTTATATCATATCCATGTTGTGCTTCATGTTTTAAAAAAGAAATGTTAAACTCTTTACTTTCGATATCATATACACTTTTCACACAACATAAAGCCCCATCCTTACCTATCCATCCACCCGTTCCAGTAATACCAAATGAAATATAATCTAACCAGCTACGAGATATAAAACCATCCATCATAATTATCGTATAAGGTTCTATGCCATTTGGTAATTCTACTTCATAAGTTACCCTTGATGAAGTTTTCCAAATATATGGACCATACCAACCAGATGTGTCTCCACCTAAATATTGATACCCCTCTTTGTTTACAATTTTTTCGATTTCATTTTCTATATCATCATCTATTATAGAATGAGAAATAACCTTACAGTACTCCGTCAACCTCCTAAACAATGCTTTTTCTGCTTTCTCATTCGCAATTTCACCCCAAAATATATCTTTATAGTATTCTTGAT